GCTGCCTTATGTTGATAAAGCGTAGCTTCTCTGTCAGTGATAGAGTCCTGGAAACTTTAAAACATAAGTTTCCGGAAGTGGAGTTCGACCTGTGGGGGGATAAAAGTCATCCTCATCCGCTGGGAGCTCTAGAGCGTGCGATTTCCGAACAACATCTTGTTGAGGACATCGCTAGAGAGTTTGGTACTGTAGCGGTTACTGACATTGGAGGAAATGCCAATCGTCATGCTACAAACAAACGGGATATTCATTCCTGTAACCCCATTTTGGGACCAAGTGACGTTATTCGACGTGCCCCGGAGGCTTACCGGCCAGGTGCTAATTTTTGTCGAAACAACGTTTTTGATTGTACGATACCTGCTGATGTTTATCTTGCAGTGCACTCAATCTATTACTTGCATCCTTCACAGGTTATGGCTCTCATGTACAGAAGCCGCAAGCAGCGTCTGTATGCCTCAGTGCATCGCTTTGATAATCTTTATGGTCATCTCCATTTCAATGGTGAGATCAATGAATCGACGTATCAGGCCCATTCGTTCAATGGTCGCATTCGTGTGACCATGCACGTTATTGGAAATGCCAACGGCTACACTCATGATGCTATGTTGTGGCTCAACGGTGGTTACTACACGGACGGCGTTCGTGCTATGGCGTGGAACGGGTACCAGGTTGGAGATACTTGGAATCTTAAATTCGCTCCCGCCCCGTTGAATCTTGAACCCGAGATTACTCGTGACATGAGTTTAGTGACTTCTCTTAATCGATCGGACCATTATGGTGCTATTCGTGGTGTCGTCTCGCTGGAGGATACTGGAGAATATAAGCCCATGTTGGATTGGCTCAAAATTCGTAAACGTCGGTTTTTTAGTCTCGGCCCTTTTGTTTGGGCCTGGGATAAGACGTCAGAATTGTTGTTAATTCCTAAAGATCTTATACGGGAGGTGGCCATAAAAATGGTTGGGGTACCACGCAATAAAGAAGGACTGGCACGTTGTATCAATTTGATGAAATCTGCTGTTAGAAATACTAAAATGTCCATCCCTTCCGCCATGCGTTTGAATTGTGTTATCTACGGGTCGGCCTTTGCGTTTGTTTATGCTTTGGCTGATGAGGTCGATGCTTTCAATCGTCTCTGTATGCCAGGTTATATGCGGCTTTATAGCCGACTTACCAAGGCCATGAGTTTTGAGAGCTTCGTGTGTTTCGGACATTGCTGTTGGTGTTGGAAGCCGGATTTTGCCGAGGATTATGAAGATACTGTTTCTTCGTATAATTTGACTCGTGTTTCGGTTCCATGTGTCGCGCCGTTTGATGCTGCTGTTGCTTGGCCTTTGGGCTTGCCTGGTATTGAATGTGAGCGGCCTCTTGCCCCGCTGCGTCCTGGAGCCGTTATGAAAGGTGGTTCTGACGAGAAAACGACAGAACGCGCCCAATTTCATCCTGTGGCCATCACTTTTTCGAATTATATACCCGTTGTACCATACGCCTCTATCAATAACGAGACCATTGCTTTGGCTAATCGTGCCTTGATGGACACTCCAGTAACTAGAGATCGCCATTGGTTTAAAGTCGTTGACTTTGCTTTCCTTTGGTTGGACCAGTTTCGAGTTGACCGTCGTTTTGACTATGATGTGGCCTTTGAAGAGTGGAACAGTCGTTTTCAGCCGTCCCGGCGTAAACTACAGGCAGCAGCTTATGAAAAGCTAAAAGAAGAGGGTGTAGTTCCCGCTGACCTGGTTTTTAGCATGTTCGTTAAACGCGAGCTGACGTTGAAGGGCGGTCCTGAACCCGAGATGTTTGATCCTCGGGCCATACAAGGTACCACAGCAGCAGCGAATGCCGGTTTGGGTCCTTTCATCTACCAATTCGGCAAGCGGTTGGCGGAGGTCTGGCACCAAAACTGTAAAATATGGTACTGTAGTGGAGCAACGGCTGAAGACCTTGGGTGTTGGCG